GTTTCTTAGATTCGTGACAAAAGAGGACGATATGGGACAGGACAGGGGAAACTGGGAACCATATAAAAAAGTATGGGCAACAGTAAAACCCTACAAATCTTCGGAATGTAACTTCATGGGGAAAATGAAACCGGAAGTATCACACCGGATATATGTAAGATTCAGAAAGGACGTCACTGCTGAAATGAGAATCCTTTATCATGGTCGAATGTTTCAGATTGCAGGACCACCAATCGATCTTGATGAGAAACATGAACTTCTTGAGATCCAGTGCGAGGAGGTGTTTGAGAATGCAGAGTATCAGCTTTGAATTCGACGCCTCCGAACTGGAAAGAGCACTCGAAACAGCATCCCGACAGTTCCTGGCATCTTCAGAAACTGTCCTCAAAAAAGAATCCAGAAGCATAGCAAAGGACTTAAAAGGCAGGGTGGACTCCGAAGCAGAGGGACATCATTATATAAGCCCGCGAAGCGAAAAAGAGCCAAAACCTCTGGCAAAGAGCTTCAGACAGGGAAAGGTAATACGATCAGGAAACAAAGTCACAGTTGCAGTTACGACAGTAGCTCCGCATTACCATCTCTACGAAGAAGGACATGCCATGATAACTCATAAAAGTAAAGACAAAACAAAGGGATTGAGGCAGGTTGGAGAAGTCAGGGGAAAAAAGACTGTGGCAAAATATATGGCGCAGCGTGCAGAACATGCAGAGCTGATCGGACAGGAACTTCTGAAAGAAATCTTGAGGGAGGCAGGGCTTGACACTTAAAGAGATAAAAAAAGCGGTCAATTCCGCTCTGAAGGAAAAATATCCGGACATAAAGATATACGGAGCAGATACGATAGAGGGGTATATGCGCCCTTCATTTTTTGTATATATAACACAGACTTTTTCGGAATCAACTAAAAATGCAGCTCACAAAAACGTAGAAATAGAGATCAATTTTATACAAAGAGCAGCGAATGAAGAGGAAGCAATGAAATTTTTCTCTGAAATGGAAGAATTATTTGGACAAAAAGTGACAGCAGGGAACAGAAACCTGAACACAAATAACATGGAACTGGATTTCCAGGGAGAAAATTTGAATATTCCTGTATGCCGGTTCGATGTAGAATTCTGGGATCAGATTCCGAGAAAAGAAAACTATGACACAATGAAAGAATTAATATTTGCACAGGAGGTAAGGAATTAGGGGTTTACCGGTGATGAATGTCGTATTTGTAGCGGCGGCGAGAAAATCAATTAGGCGATCTGAACGCGGAATAGTGGGAATGATCATAAAGGACGCGGTTGTCCCGGATGGAAATCCGATTACAATCTACAAAGAAAAAGACATACCCGAAACGTTGAGCACAGAGAATAAAGAACAAATTAAACTGGCAATGAAAGGAAATGATACAACTCCGCGAAAGATAGTTGTATATGTTCTTGCGAAAACAGAAGAAGATTACAGAAAGGCTTTAGAATACTTTGAAATAAAAAAAGTAACATGGCTTTGTTGCCCAACAGTAAAAACAGATGGCCAGGAAGAAGAAATTGTAACATGGGTGAGAGATCAGCGAGAAGGAAATAGAAATAAAATAAAAGCGGTTCTTCCGGACAATACTGCAGACAGTGAAGGAATCGTGAATTATGCTACAAGCGAAGTAACAGTAAAGGGGAAGAAGTACGGCCCAGAAGAGTTTTGCTCCCGGATTGCAGGTCTGCTTGCAGGAACATCGTATAAAATATCATCGACCTACGCAGTTGTCGAAGAGGCGAGTGAGTGTGAAAAGCTGGACAGAGATGCCTTAGATGCTGCAGTAGATGCAGGGAAGCTTATGCTTTTCTATGATGGGGAAAAAGTGAAAGTAGCCAGGGGAGTTAATTCTCTGACAACGGTTTCAAAAGGAAAAGCAGATCCATGGAAAAAAATACGTGTTGTAGAAACTATGGATATGATGCATGACGACCTGGTCCTGCTCGCAGAAGACAACTATGTTGGAAAATACCCAAACACATATAGCAATAAATGCTTGTTGATTTCTGCAATTAATTCATACATGAAAGAATTAGAAAGAAACGGTCTTATACAGGACTATGCAGTCGAACTTGATGTAGAGAAAATCAAAGAGTACATTATTGAAAATAAAGGTGTAACCAGAGACGAAGCGGAAGCAATGTCAGATGAAGAGATAAAAAAACAGTACACGGATGAAAAAGTGTTCATGAGGGCATCCGTAACTATTGTTGATGTCATGGAAGATATTAATCTGGAAATTACTGTTTAAGGAGGAACCACAAGGAATAATTACACACCAGATCGTGTTATTAATGGAACGTTTGGAGAGTGCTGGATTGATAATGATTATATGGCGGAAGCAACGGCGCTCCAGGCAAAGATGAAACTTGATACAAGCGAAGTAAAAAGAACAGGGACATTGGAGAAAGGATACAAAATAACTGGAATCAGTGGATCTGGTACGCTGAAATTAAATAAGGTTACATCCTATTTCTTGAAAAAAGTGTCTGAAAACCTGAAAAAAGGTAAAGCCACGAGGATGACAATTATCACGAATTTAGAGGATCCGGAAGCGTTTGGGGCAGAAAGGATTCGCCTGGATGACTGTGTGATCACGGAATTGACAATTGCAGACTGGGAAGCCGGAAAACTGCTGGAGGAATCAATCCCATTTAATTTCAGTGGTTTTGAAGTCCTTGATACAATTGATGCATAAAGGAGAAAAACATGAACTTAATTGACAAACTGCTTTGCGTAGACAAGGCGAAAACGGAAGAAAAAGAAACAAAAAAAATTAAATCAAAGAAGCTGGAAAGGTTAGTGGGAGAGGACGCAGAAATAACAATTAGAGAACTGTCCGGAAAACGTTATAACAGTCTGCAGGCAATGCTGTATGACAAGAATGGAAACAGAAATATGACAGCCACCTATGACTTTAATTTAATGTGCTGTGTGTATGGAATTATAGAACCAGACCTGAAAAACGAAAAACTCATGGAACACTTTGGCGTTTCGACACCGAAAGACTTGGCGGCGGTTTTATTTGGGGTAGAATCGGGATCTATTGCGAGCGAAATTGTTAAACTTTCCGGACTTGGAGAAGATGCTGAAGAAGAAGTAAAAAACTCATAAAGGTGGACTGCGAAGCAAGCGTGGCTTATGCGCTGTTCTGCCTAAAGAAATGGAAACCATCGGAATATTACGATATGGGCGCAGGTGAACGTTTGATCACTCGCGCCTTTTTAAAACAAGAATTGCAGGACATAAAAGAGGAGATGAGAGACAAGGGCAGGTAAGACAGTTGCAGCAGTTGTAAAGCTGATTGACGATTTCAGCAATCCGTCGAGAGAAGTAGCGGCACAGGCGCGCGACCTAGAAAAACGATTTAATAGTGTTGCGGGCGTATTTTCTCACGCAGGAGAGGCATTTACTGCTGCAGGAGAAACATTGACCAAGTCGGTCACTGCACCATTGGCAGCGGTTGGAACTGCGGCGATTAAATTTTCCTCTGATTCACAGGATGCCTTCCAACAGTTCGCGGCGGCAACAGGCACCGCATCGAATGAAATGGGAAAATATAAGGATATGATTAATGATATTTACAAGAATAATTTCGGCGAATCAATAAATGATGTCGCAGAAGCTATGGCAACTGTTAATCAAAACATGTCTTACATGGATGATTCGGCTCTGCAGAGATGCACGGAGTATGCTTACACTCTATCGGATACATTTGGAGTAGACGTAGCAGAAAGTACAAGGGCGGCCGATTCACTCATAAAGAACTACGGCGTATCAGCGAGAGAAGCCTTTAATCTTATGACACAGGGAATGCAGTCGGGCCTTAATTTTTCGGATGAACTTTTTGATAATATTGACGAATACTCTGTACAGTTCAAGAAACTGGGACTGGATGCAGAGGATATGTTCTCTGTGTTTGCAAACGGTGCACAGAATGGAGCTTTTAACTTGGACAAGATCGGAGATGCCGTAAAAGAATTCTCGATCAGGGCGATAGATGGATCAGACACAACAAAACAGGGATTCGAGGCCCTTGGAATGAATGCAGATGAAATGGCACAGAAGTTTGGGGCCGGAGGGAAAACTGCAAAAGAAGCATTCAATGAAGTAATAGAAGGACTTGCTTCTATGGACGATCCGGTAGCACAGAGTGCGGCCGGAGTAAACCTATTCGGAACCATGTGGGAAGATTTGGGACCTCAGGTTATAACATCCATGTCAACGGCGAGTGATGCTATAGATAAAAACAGAGAATCTGTCGAAGGACTGGTAAATGTAAAATACGATACATTATCAGGCGCTCTGGGAGGACTTTGGAGAACGATACAGGTAGATGTGCTGCAACCAATTGGGAACCAGTTGATTCCGTATGTCACAAAAGGGATTAATGCCATGCAGAAATTTACGGACAAATGGAATAAATTAGGGCCGGCAACTCAGAAGACGATAGTCAAATTTGCAGCAGTAGCGGCAGCAGCAGGACCAGTTTTACTGGGATTTGGAAAAGTATCTACCGGAATTGGAACATTAGTTTCTGATACGGGCAAAATCGGTAGTGTGTTAAAAAAATTGACCGGAGCATCCGGATTTTCCGGGCTTGCAAAAGTTATGACCGGCCCGTTTGGGATTGCGGCAGCGGCAGTGGCAGCAGCGGCTCTGCTGATCTATAAAAACTGGGACAGAATTGCACCGATCTTGCAGAAGATCGGACAAAGATTTGTGGATTTCTGGAAAACAGTACAGCCACAGTTGGAACCGTTTATTAATCTTGTAAAAGAAGTAGCGTCTTACTTGAAAGAGACGTTGGAACCTGTTTTCGAAATAGTGTGGAAAGCAGCAGGAGATTATGTTGTAAAATTCTTTGATGATGTAAGTGTCATAATCGATGGAGTGCTTGGAGTGTTCGAGGGAGTTATCACATTCCTGACAGGCGTGTTTCAGGGAAACTGGGAAAAAGCATGGAATGGAATCGTTCAGGCGGTAGGTAGCATTTTCGGAACACTGGAATCACTTGTAAAGACACCACTTAATGCGGTAATCAACCTTGTGAATAAAGCAATTGGAGCGATTAATAAAATAAGTGTTGACCTACCCAGTGCTGTTGGCGGAGGGCATATCGGATTCAATATCCCAACGATTCCGACTTTGGCGAAAGGTACT